TTGGAAGCGTTAAGGCAATATCAGCGTGAATATGATGAAGATAAGAAAACTTTTCGTCAAACTCCGCGCCATGATTGGTGCTCACACCCCGCAGATGCGTTTAGAATGTTGGCAGTAGCCTATCGACAAGAGGCAAAAGATCAAACACCGCCCAAGGGCAAGACCCTGCAAACCATCACACTTGATGAGCTGTGGGATTATGAGATGCAACATAAAGAGGAGCGCATATGAGCCAGCCGGTCGCAGAAGTAGGTGCATACAAAAACATCACCGCAACAGGAGATGTCACAACAGGCCCATGCCAATTGCTTGGGTTTTACATCAACAGCACCAGCTCGGGAACTTTAGTGCTTAGAGACGGTGGCGCAAGCGGCACGGTCATGTCAGGCACGATTACCCCTGCCATTGGGTTTCACCGATTCCCTGCCAATGTAGGAACTAGCTTACACGCAACCGAGGGCGGCACGTTGGATGTGACATTCTTCTTTGCCAGCGGTAATTAATCATGTACGAAGAAAACGGCGCATATGAGGGCGAAGACCCAGGCCCGTACTGGCATGACCAAATTGAGACCGCCATCAAAATATTTGATAAGTGGGAAAAGCGCGGCTTAAAGGTTGTCAAGCGCTATCGGGATGAGCGTGATGCCATAGAAATGCCAAGGATGAAGTTCAACATCCTGTGGTCAAACATCCAAGTGCTGTTCCCTGCCCTGTACGGTCGCCAAGCCAAGCCCGAAGTGTCACGCCGCTACATGGATCAAGACCCTGTGGGTCGCCTTGCATCCACAATGCTTGAGCGTGTCATGGAGTACGAGACCACGCAATTCGGTGACTTTGACGCGGCCATGTCTGGTGCGGTGCAAGACAGATTGTTGCCTGGTCGCGGTACAGCATGGATTCGCTATGAGCCTGTAATCGTCAATGACCGCCCCGAGGTTGAGGGTGTGGAGCAAGACGAATCACAGGTTTACAACACGATTGAAGACCCGACAGAGCGCATTGATGCGGCTCACAGCCCTATTGATTACGTTTACTGGTCAGACTTTTTGCATTCACCGGCTCGCACATGGGATGAGGTTTGGTGGGTGGCTCGCGCTGTCTACATGACCAAGGAGGAGGGTGTAGAGCGCTTTGGTGACGTATTCAACAACGTCAGCCTGACCAGCTCAAACACCGACATGGACGGCAAGAATCCATTGACCGCCAAGATGACCTATGACAAAAAAGCAATGGTCTATGAGATTTGGAACAAGCGCACGGCTAAGGTTTGTTGGATTGCCAAAGGTTATCCACAGGCATTAGATGAGCGTGATGACCCGCTAGAGTTAGAAGAATTCTTCCCATGCCCTAAACCGTTGATGGCAACCACCACCACCGGCACGATGATTCCTGTACCTGATTACTGTGAGTACGAGGATCAAGCGCAAGAGTTGGATAACCTGACACAACGCATTTACCTGTTGACCAAGGCTTGTAAAGCGGTTGGCGTGTTTAATGCTGAGTTCAAAGAGCTGGCGCGGATGTTCAGTGAGGGCGTGGACAACAAGCTGTTCCCTGTCACTGGATGGGCGGCAATGTCGGAAAAAGGCGGCTTAAAAGGCGCTATCGACATGATGGACACCTCGCAGATTATTGTGACCTTGCGTGAGCTGTATGCAGCTAGAGAACAGGTTAAGCAGAGCATTTATGAAATTATGGGCATATCGGACATCTTGCGTGGATCGTCTAAAGCCCAAGAAACCCTTGGTGCTCAACAGCTCAAGGCTAACTTTGGCAGCTTACGGTTAAAGAGCAGCCAAGGCGATGTGGCTCGGTTTGCAACCGACATCTTTAAGCTCAAAGCGCAAATTATTTGTAAGTTCTACCCGCCTGAGCTGATTGTGCAAATGTCTGGCGTGATGAACACGCCCGATGGTCAAGACCCGCAGATGTTGCAAGCGGCGTTGGAGATGCTATCTAATAGCACCATTCGCGACTTCCACATTGCGGTTGAGGCTGACAGCTTGGCTCAGATTGATGAGCAAGCAGAAAAGCAAGGCGCACAAGAAGCCATCCAAGCTATTGGTCTGTTCTTGCGTGAGGCAATCCCCATGATTAGCCAAGCGCCTGAGACCTTGCCTATGGCTTCCGAGATGCTGTTATTCCTTGTACGCCGGTTCAGAGCCGGTCGGGGATTGGAGAGCGCGGTTGAGAGGGCAATGAAAGCCTTGCAAGACAAGGCAGACCAAGCGGCTCAACAACAGCCTGGCCCACCGCCCGAGATGCTACAGATGCAAGCCGAACAGCAAGCAGAACAAATGCGTATGCAAGCACAAGCGCAGTCTGAACAGATGAAGATGCAAGCAGACGCACAATTGGCGCAAGCACAGGCGCAGCTTGAGATGCAGATGCACCAAGCCAAGGTGCAAGCCGAGATGCAATTGGCGCAGATGAAAGCCGATTTTGAGACTGTTAAGCAGAACAATGAACTTCAAATCAAAGCCAGAGAGATGGCAGGGAAGGAAGAATATGAACGATGGAAAGCAGAACTTGACGCAGCGACTAAGATCATGGTGGCAAGGATTGGTAGCAACCCTGGCGTCGACCTACCAGTGGTTGAAGCAGCGGCTGCACAAATAACCAATGAGTTGGGCGGCACAATTGTCCAAGCAATGGACAAAATAACCGCCTTGCACGACAACATGGCAAATTTGCACGGTGAATCAATGCAAAACATTGGAATGGCAATGCAAAAACTTTCCGCACCTAAACGAATCGTCAGAGGGCCGGATGGCAAGGCCATAGGCGTGGAAGTTGTCAGCTAATTATTGGGACAATGGTTTATGGGATGCCGCCGTATGGGATGGTGAAGACCCGCCAGTAGTGGAAACGCTGTTAGGCGGTCATTTTGGTTTTGATGAAGAAAAGCGGACTAAGCAATGGGAAGATGAGCGCAAGGTAGAAAACCAAAGAAAGCAAAAACTTAAACAAGTTTTATTTGGTTTGCCAGAGGAAAAAAGAGAAGTCATTGCTTCATCAAAGATAATAGAAATTGCAATACAAAGCGAAATTCAATATGATGCGTTGCTATTACAAATAAAATCTATTGCCAAACAAATAGATGACGAACAAGACGAGCAAGATATAGAAATATTGTTGGAGCATTTGTGAAAAGAACTTGGGTTTATCCATCAGATGGCAGCGAGCCATACGAAAAAACGGCAGGCCGTTCTGCTGAATACACAACGGTCATGGGTGATATTGCACCATTCATGTCCCCTGATGGCGTAATGATTGAGGGCAGAAAACAATGGCGTGACCACCTCAAGCGCACCGATTCAATTGAGATGGGGCATTCTGACGTTAAGTATGCACAGCAAGAGTGGAACAAGAAGAAAGAAGCGCACCGAGACAGGCTGCGCGGGCAATTGGCAACCGTGCAAGAGTTTGACCGACCAGGCGCACCGATTTCCCCTGTTAAGATGTCTAACCTAAACGTAGAGATGGCAAACCGCCTACACAACCGTCCCATGCCTGAGCGCAAGGAGATGATCAAAATGACCCTCGATCAAATGAAAAGGATGAAGTGATGGAAAACGAAGTTGTCGCACCCGACACAGTAGAAACACCAGCACCCGAAACCCCAGCGGTCGAAGCGCCCCAAACAGCGCCAGCCGAGCCGCAAAGCAGAGCCGACACGATTCGTGAGGCACTGACCAAAACACCGACAAACCGTGGTAAACACGCAGCAAGCCAGCCCCGAGAGGGTGGCAAGTTTGCTCCTAAGTTTCCAACTGACCAAACCCAAGCGCCCCAGATGGCTGACAAGCCTAGAGCTGAGATGCCTAAATCTTTGCGCCTTGAGCTAAAAGAACATTGGGAAAAAGCACCGGCTGAATTACAGCAAGCCTTTGCCCAGCGGGATGCTGACTACGAAAAGGGCATCACCTCATACAAGCAGCGAGACGCAGAGGCTCGGGCAATCACCGAGCAATTTGCACCGTATGAATGGATTTTGCGGAATGAGGGCAGTACGCCCGCGCAGGCGATTGGCCCATTGCTTCAGACTGCGGCATTGCTGAGAACAGGCACACCGCAACAGAAGTCGCAAGCGGTCGCGCAAATGATTCAGCAGTTCCAAATTCCATTGGATCAAGTGGCTGCTTATTTTGGCGGCGAAGCCCCACCACAGCAAGATTCTCATTACAATCAACTGGCGCAACAAGTACAGCAGCTCACGCAACACATCACGCAGAGCCAGTACGAGGCACAGAAACAGAATGAAAACAGAGCACTCTCTGTAATTCAGCAGTTTGCGAGCGACCCCGCAAACGCACACTTTGAGGCAGTCCAAGACCGTATGTTGTCGCTTCTCCAAGCGCCGCAAGTTCTAGGGGACATCAGTCATATGTCAGAACGCGAGAAATTGCAAGTGGCATACGACACCGCCGTAAGACTTGATCCACAGTTGGCACAAAGTTTATTTGCTCAACAGCAACAAAGCTACGCCGCACAGAATCAGGT